CTCTGAGTTTCTGGCTGACGCGAAGGAGATGATCGCGGACTTCGGCGTGGCCGGGTCGGCCAACTCTGGGGCCATCACCTTCTCCTGCCTCATCTCCGACCCTGCGGTCGCCACGGTGCTCGAGTCAGGGGGGTACATGGAGCGGACCCAGTACTCGGTCAGGCTCCCCGCTGTAACGGCCTCCTGGAGCCTCCCAGACGGGTCTATTGGGGCATCAGCTGCCATCATCGCCTCGGGTGCCGTCATCCCGTCCCTAGCTCAGGGCAAGAAGATCGTGGCCGGCGGGAAGACCGTCCGCATCACGACCCAGACCTACAAGCCCGGTTCGGCATGGGTCACCCTCCTCGTCATCGACGACAACCAGTAACCCGCCGTGGTCTCGGTGAGCATCAGCCCTAAGTCTCAGGCCGAGTTCATCGCCGCCCTGCGGCAGTTTGCTTCCAACACCGGCCAGACCATGCGCGACGCCGCCCTAGAGCAAGCCGCCCTTGCCTGTCAGGATGCGGCCACCTTTACCCCTCCGATGCCCAAGGGCGGAGGCCGTGGCTTATCCAAGTCCGCCGAGTTGGCAGGCAATCAAGCCGTCGAAGGGGACATCCGTAAACTCTACGTCGCGGCTAACGACCGCAGCTCGAACTCGGCCACCGCCCTCCTGGCTAACCAGATGGCCTACGCCACGAAGACAAACGACGTCTCCCTCTTCAACAAGGTCATCGGCTCAGGCACGCTGCAAGCCCTCCGCAACCTCCCGCCCATCATGCGCAAGATCGCGAACGACCGCGACTATGACCGGGCGTTCAAGAAGGCCAAGAACTACTTCAACACGACCAACCCCATCCGCACTGAGTGGGGTCAGGGCTTTGTACAGGACTTGCGCCAGCCGCACAACCGCATCAAGGCCAAGTTCGGTGGACGCATCGGAAAGAACGTGCGCCCGACTATGCTCAAGATGCTAGTCGAGAACAAGGGCGACCTCACTTCATACATCAAGGAACGCCAGCAGATGGTCGGCCTAATCAAGTCTGGCTGGGCTTCGGCCCTTCGCTCGCTGCCCAAGCCCGTCATCAACGGAGTTCCCAAGGACTTCGGGGTCTCCCTGCTAAAGGTTTCTTGGATTAACCGGCACACTGGCATCATCGGAAGGAACAGCCTGTTAGCCAATGAAAAGGTCGTCGAGCTGAGCGTTACCAACACGCAGGGCAACGTAAACAACATCGGGGTCGATGCCTCCGTCCTTCCTCTCGTCTACGCGAACCGAATCAAACAGATGAAGGCCCGATTCGAGAAGCACATGAACACCACGATCAAGCAAGCCAACCAAGGCTCACGCCGTCGCTAAACCTTTATGGGAACCAAATCCATCCGCCACATCGTCGAGTCAACTGTTTCGACCTACCTCTCGACCCAGACCGGGTTGACTACTGTCACCTTCCTGACCGGGGATAGCGCCGCTACGCAGACCTTACCCAAGGCCGTCGTGCTCTGTGAATCTGCCCGGGCTCCTGGCGATCTACCCGAGGGCTTGGGTAACTATGCCTGCACCGTCCGCATCACCCTTTTCTCCAACGCGGACGACACGACCCTCGCCGACCACCGCTTGCGCTGCGCCGCCCTGTCCGGCAATATGCGTGACTTGACCAGCATCAAGGCGGCCTTCGTCTCTGGCGGAGACGCGACCTGCTACGACGTCACAATCGGCTCCGAAGATGAGGGCATCGACGAGCGCTCCTGGGCGACCGCTTTCTCATTCGATGTGCTGGTTGTCTTCCCCCCTGCCGCATAATTCCAAAGCCCGCATAATCAAATGGCCGAACTCAACGAAGGAACTGTCTGCTTGTATGGCATCGGGCTGGGCCAGGTCGCCTCGCTTTTCGTGCAAGGATACTCTGTCTCGTCTAGCTTCAACAACACCGGCACGGTGGTTGACGAGCAGGGCGTGACCCGCACGGCCCGTTACGACGACCGCAAGTCCGAGATCACCATCGACGGGGTCGCCAAACTGACCAGCGTCCCGCAGCTCGGCGCCGCGCTTACCTTCACGGCCAAGACCGCCTCGGCTTACCCGGGCGGCACGGCTTCGGTTTCTTTCGCAGGAGTGGTGACCAAGGTTGACGACAAGGGTTCTTCCCAGGGCTTCGTCTCCGTGACGGTCACCGCTGAGTCCTACGAAGGCATCAGCACCTACTAATTGCCCGTTGACCTCCTGCCAAGGGGGTTAGGATTAGGGACGTGGACCGCCGCTTCCTGAACGCCTACGTCGACCCGGCGCCCTTTCGGCTGCTGGGTCGTTCGCTTTACCCTTGGTGCCTGAAGTATCGGGTGCGCCTCCACGCGTTTAACTCACCGCTGGTCGATGGGCATCGGGACGTGACGCCTGCCGACTTGCTCTTCGCCTGTCAGGTCTGCGCAGAGGAACCGCTCGGGGAAGTCGGCGTGATTGATAAGCTGCGCCTGATGCGCCTGACAGACAACCCTGCTAAGTTCGAACTGATGCTTCAGGCGTTCGCCGGATACATCCTTATCCAGAACTGGCCCAAGTTCTGGGAGCAGTCGAAGGCCAAGTCTTCAGGTAACACTAGGGGCGTGCCGTGGCCGCTGTCCATCGTCGCCAACCTCATCGCCTCTGGCATCGAAGAGAAGCGTGCGTGGGAGATGCCCGAGTGTCAGGCCATCTGGCTTAACTCCGCCCTGGCTATTAGCAAGGGTGCGGACGTGGCGATCATGTCGCCGGAAGAGGAAGCCTTCATCGCCTCGGAGAAAGCCAAGGAGGCCGCGGCTGTTGCTTCCAATCCTGCAAAGGAAAGCACGACCTAACATGGCCCAAGACCTGACCGTAAACATCAAGACGACCTCCGACGTCCCGCAGGCCATGGACAAGGCCAAATCCGCCACCGTGTCCTTCGGTAAGCAGGTCGAAGACATCCAGAAGAAGTTCAGCACCGCTTTTAAGGACATCTTCCTCGGCTTCACGGCTCCCATGGTTTTGTTGCAGGGAGCCATTAGCATGATCTCAAGCGCCATCGCCAAGGCCAAGCAGGACGCTAGGGACGGCCTCGACCTGATCGCGAAGGGCGATACTGTTTTTGCTACATCTGAAGAGAAGCGAATGGCTACTTTATTTAAGGCAAAAAAGCAGCGCGAAGATGAGCTAAACCTTATCCGCGCTGGAAAGGAAGAGATGACTCGCAAGTTTCTGACAGAAACAGAGTCAGGTAAAAACATCGTATCTAAGGAAATGTCCGGCGCTGTCGCCATGCAGATGCCCATCCCAAGCGTCGACCAATTGTCTAAGCGTGCCGACATTCAAGGTCAGGCAGTTAGCAGGTTTCTCGAATCTCCAGAGGGCGCGCAATACGCTAAGATTCTGGCAGAGCAGGATGCAAAAGAATCCCAAAAGAAGCCCGGCGACTTCAAAGGCCCAGAAGGTTTCGGCAGCGTGGTAGGCGTCGGGGCCAACCCGGTCCTCGAGAAGATGACCCGCCAGAATGAGATCATGGAAGAGATTAAGATCATCCTCCAGGAGCAGTCCCTCATCAACCGCGGCAGCATGGTTCCGAGCCCGTTCACCGAACGCGTCCCGATCTCCATGCAGAAAATCGGAGCCGTCTAACTTATGGCACTCGTAAGCACAGGAAACGTCCTCGCGACGGAGATGCTCCAGCCGGGGTATACTCTCACATCAGACGGCTTCGGCCTCGTCACTTGTTCAGCGACCTACAAGGTCGACTGGACTGCCAGCGTGGCGATCACGGCCCGCGGCACGGCCTTCCCTGTCGCCGGCCTGACGTACCTCAAGGCGCACAAGTCGAGCCAGTCCTACGACTCCCTTGAGTATAAGACCATCAAAGTGGACTACGTCGGCATCGACCCGACCATCGGCGGGGGCGTTCGCACTAACGCCAACACCTCAGTGGCGAACGGTCTTACCGCGGAGAACATCACAAGTCACCCTAACTTCTTTGAGGCCGCCACCGGCTACGGAGGCATGCCCCTGGCTGGCCTCCCTTCCGACTTCGGCGGCATGTATCCCGACTCGACCCTCGGGCCTATGGTCACGGTCATCAGCCAAGCCCCTGGGCCTAACTTCGGTAAAGCCGTCCCCGTCCCTTCCTCCGAAGGCTATAACGGCGCTTGCTTCGAGACTGGCATGGGCGGCCGCTTTATCGGCTTTGTCGACCCTGAGGTTCCCGACGTCTACGGAAAGACGCAGTATCTCGCCCGCACGACGACCTACTCGGGCGTGATTTATACGACGTCCGTCTCTGATGTTCAGGCGCTTTATGCCCTCCTTGGAACCGCGACTGGGACTAACTCCTGGGGCATCTTTCAGCTCATCCCAGCGTGGGGCCCGACCGGCACGGGCGACTTCGGCAAACAGAACCTCCTCTCTCAGATCAACGTCGAAGAGTACGGAACCCTTTACAAGATTCTGTATGAAATCCGCTATTCCAAGGAAGGCTGGCCGCCCGACGTCTACGTCAACATCTGACCTATGAGCGTTCAACCCGGAGTCGGTTATACTTTCGCGGATTCCAGCCAAGGAACGACCCTCAACATCGAGAAGCCCTGGGCGCCTTGGACGACTTACGCCACCGCGGAAGACCCCGGTCACCCGTTCAAGATCGTCAACGTCACCATCGGTACGTCTGGCGGCTCTCCTGTCGTACGCTATCAGGTGCAGTCTGGCATCATCAACAACCTTGTCCCGAAGATTGATGACTATGTCACCGCTACTGAGGTACTGCTTAACCGTGTCACCTCTGGTGTCCCAGACCCGCCCACCGCGGAGCTTGTGTCGAGCAACTATGACGCGACGACCTTGACCTCTTACATCACGCTCCGGGCTGGCGCCAAGATTACCAGCCCTTACAATTACCCCGACGACGTCTTCAGCAGTAAT